TCATTGAGTTTCTTTTCCAAGTCTTCAATTTTAGAAGCTTGTTCTTCTAAAACATTGTACTTTTCATCAGGAACATCAATGTAATGCTCAGCAAATAACTTTTTAAGACCACTAATAAAGTCTTCAGCAATCTCACCTTTAATGCCTCTTTCAAGAGCGACTTCGTTTTCTTTCATCCACTCTTCAACGACATAAGATAAGTAAGCGTCAACTTTTTCAGTTAACTCTTCTTTTGCTTTTGCAATATCTTGCTCGTAATTTGTTTGAACATCTGCTTCCATTTGTTCAGCAATCTCTTTAACTTTAGAGTTTACTGCTGATTCAAAAACGGTAGCAGCTTTAGTTTTAAATTCTTCGGATAAGTCATCTTGTCCAGCGACTAAAGCGTCCATATGTTCATCAACTTCTTCTTTTTTCATTTTGTAAGAAGCAGCTTTCATACCGTAACCGGCAGCCATATGCTTCTTCTCTTTTTTAGAATCGTCTTTGTCCATGTGGTCAGCTTCTTTCACATCTTTAACATCTTTCTTATCTTCAGCGTCTTTGTCTTCAGATTTTTCTTTATGTTTTTTCAATGCGTCTAAAGCAGCTTTAGGCATTTCGCCTTCTTTGATTTCTTCCGAACCTTCTTCAGTTTCTTCTTGCTCTTCTTTTAACTTCGGCATAGGGTCAGCTGCGCCTTGGCTTTTCTGTTGAGCGTCGCCAGAAACTTGTTTGATTTTTTTAGTTGCGTCAGGATTGCTGTCTGTTGGTTTAACTACAGCTGCGCCTAAATCTTCGCTATCATTCATACTAGCGATATGAGAAGGTTCAGCCGCTACAGCATTTTTCTTAGGAGCATCAGCCTGTGGATTTGCACTCGCCTCGGCTACTGCTTCTTGCTCTAACGCCTCTAACTTTTTTTCTGTATCGGCCATTGAGAAATCTCCTTTTTAAAAATAACTAGTTATTTTCTCTCTTAATTAATAGATATTTATAAGATTAAAGTTTTTCAAGAAAGGATTTAAAGACATTTGCTTTAGCTTCTGCTAATTTAAGTCTTTTTGCCTCTTTGATATGGTCTTTATACTCTTCAATATCTTGTGCTTTAATTACACCATTGTCCCAAATCCACTCTTTATTTTCCATAATGCCTTCTACGAAAGCGTCTGGAGCGCTTGGGTCTGCAACAATGTCAGCGGCAGTAGCTAAGTAGAAATCTTTACCTACATAGTTAGCACCGTTCTTTGTAACCAAGGAACCCATACCTCTTGAAGATACTCCTAATTGAGCGCCTTCATCAATAAGACCTTTTACAATCTTACCATATGGTGTATCCATGATTTTTGCTTCACCTATAAAATTCTTGCCTTCGGGTTTTAAAGAAGTAATCATATGACTAACTCTCTCTAAATTTACCGTAGGACCATCTGGATGGCCTAGTTCACCGAATGCTCGTTTTTTATCAATGAATTCTTTTGAATATCTATCTACTTCTTTTGTAAGGATATCATTTTCATATATTCTTCCATTTCTATTTTTGATATCAGATTGTAGAAAGACACCTTTAATCTTGTACGACTTTTTACCGTTGGTTTCTTCAACCAAGTATTCTGCGTTTTGAATTTCTTCCGATATAAGTTTCATGTTCTCTCTCTGTTCTCTATACTATTTATATGTTTTTCTTACCTAAACTCAATAATAATCGTATAGTTGTCTCCGACAGCAAAGTTTTTAGTAGATAATAATACATCTCCTGTCGGTGTTGTAGCGTTGTTTGTAATCTCATCTCCAGCGGTTCTTAAATCCCAATAACCGTTACCACTCAATAATAATGCTGTTGCGTTAGTATCTCCGTCCCATATAATCTCTACAGCTGACTTATTATTTGCCGTATTGATAGAGTACCATATCTTTGCAATTTTTCTATTGCCATCTTCGGTCATAAATGTAACCTCGGAGGCGTCAATTTTTTTAACTAAAGTCTCACCAGTACCATCAGACAAGTTTGTTAATTTAGATACAAACTTTACACCTGAAGTATCAGCAATAGTTTGTGTTGTTACTACATCTGCCATTTTAATTAAATCCTGTTTCTTTATGACACTCTAACATTAGACTAAACTTATCCACATTTGCGTCTGTTGTAATCTTAATGTCGCCTGTGCCTTTTATCTTTTCTTCACTTGGTTTTAAACCATAATTATCAATACTTGTCATTTCTAACTTTTTATCATCATCAAATTGCAATATTACTTTGCCTGTGCCTTCGACTTCATAGTAAGCGTTAGCAATTGATATTTCTGATTCGTTAGTTGAACCTTTTAAGTCATCTAATTCAATTAGTTTTTCATCTTCGTTTCTTGCACCGGTAACTTTATTAATTACCTTAAAAGAATCATCTACTAATTTTTCAGATACTATTGTCATTAACTTCTTGGTGAACCTACTGCGCTTGCGTGTCCGTCTGCAATTGTAATAGTTTCATCAGCCGCTTTCTCAATGATGATTGAATCGCCGGCTGCATGTAAGTAAATATTACCTATTGTTGTACCACCTGAATCTTTTACGATAACAGATTGAGTACCACCTGTTGCAACACAATGAACGAAACGAGCACCACCGATATTATTACCACTAGGGTTATTTACAAATTCTCCCTTTACTATAACGGTTGTTGCCATTTTTATTCTCCTGTTTCTTTGTTAATGTAGTCATAGACCACATTTGTACTTACATTATGAGTTAGCGAAACAACATCAATTGCTGTTTCAACTCTATCAATTATATTACCTTCTTCTTTTTCAACAACTTTGAAAAAGTCTGCCACCACTTCTTTGTGAAGTGGTGGTAAATCGTTATACGCCGTTGTATTTACCGGCTTATTGATTAGTTGGCTGACTCTCTGCACTAGGAACCTCGTCTTCAGGTTTAGGTTGCTCATTACCATTATCAGTAATTTCTACCTCTTGACCTTGTGTGTCAATAATGACATCCGTTTCCGGATTAGGGTCAGTTACAGCAGGTTTCGGGTCGCTATGAGGCATTGCCTCTACTCCATTAAATATTTTACCTGCTACATCTACTCTCGCTTGGTCTAAAGAGTCTGCAACTTTGGCTCTTAATGCGTCTTTAAAAGCTTCACCAGCTTCTGCATTATTACCAACTGCCAATTTATCAATAAAGTTTTTTACATGTTCACTCATTATTTAACCTCTCTTGTAAACTCTCCTGAATCAGGCATTGCAATAATACCATCATCAATTTCTTTCTTAATTTGTTTATCAATCTTATCAATTTCTCTATCAGTTTGTCTCAATACATTTTTTCTAACATACTCAACAGAGAAATATTTACCTACATAATCACGCATAGAATCAGCAACTCTCAATCTTTCCATTAACATCTCTGATTCTTTCAATTCTGCAAAATGGCCATCTTGTAAGAAATCATATTGTATATTATCTCTTAACATGTGCCAGTCTTCATCTGTAATCACAGCTTTTAAGACTAATTGAGTTCTTAAAACATCATTAAATAGTTCAGTAAATTTCTTTCTTAATCTTTGAACAAACTTCGTAAATTTAAGTTCATCTCTAGTAATTTCAGTTGAACGGCCAAGATTAAATCCTTGACTTGCCTCTAATCTACTAGCAGGAACATTTAAACTTCTATAAAGTTTTGCTCTAAAGTATTCAATGTCTGCAATCTCACCTAGATTCTGACCGCCAGGCAAAGTAGAAATATCAGTACCTCTTCCACCTTCTCTGGACGGTAACCAAAAGTCTTCCAACATTGACATATAGTTTCTGTCATCACGTATCTCCCCTGTACTTGCGTCATATACTAATTTGTTTCTATATCTCGCCATAACATCACGCAGATATTGTTCTGCCTTTTGTTTTGGTAGATTACCTACATCAATCTTAAATATTCTTCTTTCAGGCGCTCTAGCAATTCTATAAATTACCACTGCGTCTTCAATCATTCTTAATTGATTGACAGGTTTAATCGCTTTGTGTAAATAAGATAATACCATATTTCTATTTTGATCTATGATACCTGATGCACAAAATGCGATTGTATCTGGCGCTATCTTAATACCAGATGTACCAGTTGTACCTGATACTCCTTTTTCATTGTATAAAAAGTATTCAATATATTCATCAACAACTGCTAGACT